TAGGGAAAGACCGAGGATCCTAAATTATATCCAAGGTCCTAGATCGTACCACTGCTGAACTCTACTATAGACGAGCCGCATCTTTGTGGATCCTACAAGAGGAACAGAGTTATATTCCTCATGCGGGACTTTACCACTGGGGCTAAGCTCATCTATCGCTTTTAGTAGAGCAACGGGTTCAAACCTTGACGTCTTCGTCAAGATTTGCCGGACCAAACGGCTAGGGAAATCCTCTGTCGAGGATCGCCTTTTTTGAAGCCGCCAAAGTGAAGCTAATAAATAGCCCACTCTCTCTTCCTTGTACTTTTTAGGTACATCAATCAAGGTCCAGAAACCAACACCTTCGTGTTGATCCCTCAACCTACTGGGGGTAGCCTCATCAAAGTTACCGATGAAGCCACCATCTCCAAAGCCCTCAGGCACACGCAAGCGCAAAGCTTGCGGGGTCTTCTGGACTAAGAGCTCGAACGTTGATTGGAATCTAGCGTCACAGCCAAAACTTGCGTTTTGACGGTGGGCTAGACGACGCACAGCGTTCGCCAGCTTGTAACATGACTGAACGGAAGAAAGCCTATCGCGAAGATAGACCGGCTTTAGGTCACGGCCCGAGTACCAATGTGCTCCACAGCTTTCCCTGAAAGGTGACTCAGAATGAGTCTTCTTCCAGTTTATTTGAAAGCCGTAAAAGGACATCATCTCGGAGAACATCTCTAAAGCTTGTACGGGAATTATAATATCATCCCCGTATACACTGACTGACCCCTTGATACCGAGGTCCTCTACGCAACATAAAGCTATTGCGTAGAAAATCAGTGATTCTAGCTGGAAGGTAAAGCCGTTCCCCATACTGGAGAACTTCTCCCATCTAACTAGAGTTTGCTTCAGAGAACCGTAATGGCTTCGACAAGAATCCATCACCGATAACCATCGACGAGAAAACTGTTCATTGAACAGCTCCTCAACGACGAGTCGGGAAATGGAGTCACTAGCAGACCGCATATCAATAGTTGCCAACTGGGAGTCAATAGACCCCCGACGGGCAAGGAACTGATTTCGGCTCTGATCGCGCAAGTCGATGCCACACCGTTGGAGGCGTTTCCCAATCATCTCGCCAACAGACTTCTGGAAGAATAAATTCAATCCAGGCTCTATGGCGATAACTCGATTGGTGGTCGCATCTTTCGGCACAGTTGTAACTTTGTTCCCCACCTGGAAAAGAGGAAACTCTAGACCAGACAAATGGCTGCCCCACAGTGGAAATATTGTGGATAGCAAACCAAGGGGTAGAAGTTGGTACAGATCTCGCGTAATTCCAGTTTCACACTGGAACTTATTGATTGGACTGGCTAGTTGACGTTTTATCAACGTCGTCGCGCCAGGACCCCAATCTGGTTCCTCAAGAAACTCGGAGCACGAGAACTCGCCAAGGATACGGTCGATTTTTCGAACGACTGCTTGATGCAGCCGAACGGCGTTCCCCCTGTAAAGAGGGTCTGCAGACAGATTCCTGAAGCGAGCGTTAGTACGCTTGCAGCAAAGCTCGAATTCTACGAACTTCGCTATAGCGACCTCATCCAAATCCAAGCCAGTAGATAAACCACTGAACTTGGACAAGAACTTGGTAGCTAAGTAAGCGCCCCTCGTTTCTTCAAAACTTTCGTAATGAAGAGGATTGAATGCTAGCTCTGACAATTGCAAATGCTCTCCCTCGCGGAAAAGCATCGCCACTGTCAGGGCACGCGGACAATCAAGGGCCTCCAAGTACTTGAGAATAACCTGAGATTCAACTTCAGGCTTCACGCGGTGCTTCCGAATCCCATCAAGGACTCGGACCTTATACTTCTTAGAAGACATAAGAATTCTCCGGAGTTTAGTTAACTAGATTTGGGCGTCGGAAAAGATCCCGACTAATACACCATCTCGAAGTTATCGATCGCCGCCTTGAGCGGAGACCCCGTTGCATCAGTTGGGGTTCCGTCCGAAGCATTGATCGTGGTTGCGAAGAGCGAACAAACGTTGTTAAACAGAGCTTGACGCTCTGCCAACGTCGAACGCTCAGGCAACATAAACTCCATGACGCAGGTACAGTCGTACGCCTTCGTTGGCGCCGGTTGAATGCCGGTAGCCGTCGAAGGGGACGTCTGCTCTAACGTCGGGAGAACGACCTTCGCCGTCACCTTGTAAATACGGCTCGCCTTTTGGGGCGGACGTACCGACAGAGTAACGGCGGGGTAACCGATGGCGATTCCGCCAGACCGGTCCACCCACCGCGCAACACCAGGAAGGACAAATCCCTCGGGGTCGAGCGTTCGATTCACTCCGATCGCCGCGTCAGTTGTGACGTGCGTGGCAGAAAGAATCGAGCTTACTTTCACAGCTGCGATAGCAGGCATGTGGTAACTCCAAAATTAAATTGTTGGAGGCCAGTCTAGACTAACGAAACACCACCTTTAACAGGGCCAACCCATTCAGCGCTCGCTGGAGGTTCAGTCCATTTCGGATAGATGGGAAGATCTGACTCGGGAAGCTTGTTAGCTTACCCCGATTCAGAAGAACCACATTTCTCGTCCATGAACCATACATCCAATGTTTGCCGTTTGGTATTGTCCCTGCATTAGGAAAGTGCTGAGCGTTAGTCTGGCCATAAACGTTCTGCTTAGTGAATCGTGTCTGGAACCCATCGACGAACTCGAAACCATCAAAGTCAGAAAGACTTTCAAGGTACGAGCCAATCGGCAAGAACCAGTCGACCACGAAGCTGAACGGGATTAACTCCCACCCTAGATTGATGGGGTTTGTAAAACCCGTCTGCGCCATCAAAGCACGTTTGGCCGACGACAACCGGTAGCGTAATCCGTATTTCACGGACGACTCGTATGAGACAGAAAAACCGCCCCATACGAATGCTTGTGAATTTATCACATACACTATCGGGACGTAGGTCTTAGTACGACGTGTAGCAGACGATCGGACCTGCTGCCAAGAGGAGTTTGCTAGATTGAATCTAGCTAGAGCCTCGGAAGCCTCCCGTACATCACTTAAGAGCGGTTTCCATCCGTACTGCAACTCTAGCCAATTCTGGGCTAGGGAATTAGTACGTTTTGGACCGCCCCCTGGGCGATACACGGGCTGGCGACCAGCCCAAAGCGCGTCTGCAGCGGCTGAAAAATTCAGACGTTTCAGACTTCTAACGGACAGGACCAGCCTTCGAGCGGTCGTTGCGACCATTCGATTAAACTGGCCCATTTGTGCTAGGGTGAGAGCAACGTTTCCGCTGATCCCAGCTTTTGCATTGTTCGCTAGACGCTTTATGGCCATGTTAACCAACTCACTTTCGTGAGAAGGTTCAGCAGGTGGGCTCCACAAAGTGTTGAACTTGTGGTAGGAGGTTGTCGAAACGTGCGGGGCTGGATAGTCCCGAACGCTAAGATTTCCCCCATCGAAAGTTTCCCGTATGTAGACAGTATGCGGATTTACCGGCAGTGCTGCCTTCTTAACTCTAGCAAAATTCGGAGTACGAGATCCCGTCCAGGTACGCGTATAGAAGTTATACGTAGTTACTGGATTGGACTGGCTTCCAGGATTACTGGAAGACCATTCGTGTCCTGTAAAGGACCCGTTTCGACTCTCATTCGGCCGGAGTACACGCGGGGACTTCGTAAAGCCCCTCCTCAGATTCTGAAAAGATACTGAGGCCCGTCTCGCTAAGGAACTTAAAGCGAGAGCTAGGCTACCTTGGTTTGGGTTCACCGACAGGATATACCAACCGTTCCCCTTATTATAGGGTACCGGAAGTTGTCTCCCGCTGATTCTCCAAATTGGGTACGTAGTACCACCTACACCATGCCCGTAGGCCTTCGTCATCTTCACATATAGCACAAGCTCACGCGGACTCCGCGAGCGATAACTAAAGCGAACAGTGTGACCCCCCGGATAAGGGAGGTTTAGCTGCTCGCCCAAGATTCGCCCGCTAGAATCCGTAAGAGTTAAGCTATACGAAAAGTATGTCTTAGGCTCACGAGGGTTAATGGTGGCATAGCGCCGAGTGAGCCACTCGGACCCAGGCTTTTTCCCGAAAAAGAAAGGGGATATACTCATTCTAGTTTCCTAATAATGAGGTCCCTCGCCTTCTCGGTATGGCTCAGAACTCTATCGTACACCCAAGAAGACAGAATGGCAATTCCCAGGGCAAAAGTCAGAGCGAAAATGAAGTACCAAGCGGGTCCTTGGAGTCCCGCGAGGAACCTCACAATCTTCTTTACTAATGCCCAGAGTCTTGACATGATGTCTCCTAAAGTGATTTGGTAGAGTCGTGGAGCATTAAGCTCCGCATAAACACCCCGTGTACGTAAACGTCAAAAGATTGAAGCGTAGTTTCCGGCAATCTCACCGTGACCAAGGTCCGCGATTAAAACGCAAACCTGGCCCGTGTTAAGATTGACGTACACAAACGCCGCATCTTTCTTGCCTTTGCTGAAGGGCTTTTGAATTTCCCTCAGCTTGACAAGTCGACGTACCCACTTATCGAGGTCTGACAATACGGTCGCTTCGCCAGGAGTGAGTTCTCCCAGTTTCGCTTCCATGTAGCCCAGAAGGATAGGACGGAGTTCCTTGTAAAGGGAATCACCATCCATCCAAGTGGGAATCACGTGAACGTGCTGAGTTTGCACACAACTAGAGAAGTTACGCATTGTAGATCTCCTATAAGAGGTTAACGG